CGTGTTGCTCCGTGTCGTGTGGTGTGGTGTGGTGCAGCGTGGCTCGGTGGAGCTCCCTGGCGCACCACGCGTTGGTGCTGATCCCCTCGTCCCGGGCGAGGCCGGCGACCCTGTCCCTCACCTCCCTCGGGAGGCGGACGTAGAGGACGGCGTCACCGCGCGGCATCGCGGTTGACGAGGACCTCGAGGTACTCGCCGATCGTGAGGCCGTAGGAGGCCGCCATCTCGGCGAGGAGGTTCTTCGTCTCCCCGGACACGCGGACCGTCACCTTGGTCTGCTCGCCCTCGGTGGCCCTCGCCGGCGGTCTGCCCTGCCTGCCGTCGGCCATCAGAGCCTCGTGCCGCAGCCGTTGCAGATCGTCGCCCAGGGGTACTTGCGGACCGACTGGTGCCTGCAGTCGAGGAGCTCGCCGGCCCGTTCGTCGGTGGCGTCCCGGACGAACTCGGCCATCGAGACGCCCTTCGCCGCCGCGGCCCGCTTCCACCGCTCCCGGGTGGTCTCGGGGACGCGCACGATCACCTGGACGACCGGGTCGCCGTCGGGGGAGACGGCCGTCGGCGTGACGCCTAGGCCGGCGTCGTCGAGCGCCCTCGCGACCTCGGCCGCGATACCTTCCGGGTCGCCGTCGGCGTACCCCTCATGCCTGTTCGTCGCCATGCGTGACCTCCTGCGGTAGTGGTAGTTCCTTGTGGTCGCCGTCGAGCAGCTCGGCGACGGTGGACGGCGGGAGAACCCCGGACCGTCCCATGATCTCGAGCAGCTTGCGGGCCTCGGTCTCCGGGTCGAACGCGTTCGCCGCGGCGGCCGACTCCACGCCGGCGAGCACCGCCCGCTGCGGGGCCGTCCTCGAGTCGTCGACCGTGAGCGCGACGTTGACCTGCTCCATGCCGAGGAGGCGTGACCTCCGGTCCATGATGGCGAGGACCTGCTGGACCGCCTTCATGTCCGGTTCGACGACGTGCTCGTCGCCGTCAGGGCCGGTGATCTTGCGGTGCTGGGTCATCGGCCAGAGGGCCTGCTGGAGGGCGTCGAGCCGCTCGAGCTCCATCCGGAGGACCTCCGGGTAGGCGAGGAGGGCCTCCCGGTTGAGCTTCTGGAGCTGGCGCTGGACCGCCGAGTTGACGGCGCCGACCGAGATCCCGAAGCGCTTGGCGATCTCCTGGGTGGTTACGCCGGCGCGGCGGGAGGCGAAGATGCGGGCGTCGCGCTCCGCCAGGAACTCCCTGGTCAGGCCCTTGTCCTTCTCCGCCACCCGTGACTCCCCGTTCTACTTGACGACCTCGAATGGTAGCAGCCTGCCGCGGCGGAGCCTGGCGGGCCACTCGCGCATGTCGCGCGGGCCGCGCCACTGCTTCACGTCGTACTCCGGGGTGGGCGCCGTCGGATCCGGGGCGAGCGCGTACCCGAACTCGGGCCACCGCATCCACACCGCCGACCCCATCGGCCTCAGGTCGCGCCCGGAGAGGGAGTTGCCGAGCGGGGCGTGGTGCTCGAGCCAGAGCGCGACGCCGTACCGCTCCCGCAGCCGGTCGAGGTACATCGCTATCTCGATCGCGACCGACTCCGCGGACCGTCCGCCCGGGTCGACGAACGCCTTGTAGAGCGGCCCCATCACGAGGAGCTGGGGGCGTGACCTCTCGATCGCGTCCTCGAGCCTCGAGCGGTCGTGCGGCTTGAGCAGGTCGATGCCGTCCGGCTTGATCCAGAGGTCGGCGGTGGTCGCCTGCCGGTCGGGCCACTGGTTGTTGACCGTCTCGACGATGCGGCGCGCGGTGCGCCTGATGATCCGTTCCGGGTTCTCGAGGTCGACGAACAGCGTCCTCACCGGCTCGATCCGCGAGTACGTGAACGGGTGGGTCCCCGCGGCGCAGCAGATCGCGACCTGTCGGGCGAGCATCGTCTTGCCGACGCCCTCCGCCGCCACGATCATCACCCGCTCCTGCTCCTCGAGGACTCCCGGTATCAGCCACCGGTACTCCTCGTCGGCCTCCGCCACCAGCTCCTTCCAGCTGGTGTGGCGGCCGGGGTTCTCCGAGGACTCCCGCGGCTCGGCCCCGTCGAGGAGCCGGCGCGCCTTCGAGAGCCGGGTCGAGAGGGTCTCCCTGGTGTCGGCGAGCAGTTCGGCGATGGTGCCGGCGACAACCGCGCCCGGGTCGGACTGGCCGTCGGGTGCGTGACCGTCGGCCTGTTCCATGTCGTCGGGGGAGAGGCCGGCGGAGAGCGCGTCGTGGACGTCCTTGTGGCCGGCGGGAGGGCGCATCAGCTTCACCCTCGAGCCGGCGTCCCTCAGCTGGGCCGCCACGTAGTTCGCGTGGACCTCGCCGGCGGGGTCGTTGTCCATCACGACCTTGACCTTCGCACCGGCGAGCCACGCCGTGTGCTCGGGCCGCCACTTGTTGCCGCCACCGTTGTCGGCGCCCATCGGGTTGCACGTCGCGACCAGGCCGATCGCCGCCAGGGCGTCGGCGTCCTTCTCGCCCTCGACGACCCACACCGGCGTGCCGTCCGCGACCGCGGCGAGCACCTCCGGGAGGCGGTAGAGGGGGCGTGACTCCAGGGCGGACGTCGACCACGACCAGCCGCCGCTCCCGTCCGGGACGCGCTGCCGGAACGTCTTGCCCTTCTCCGTCCGGTACCTGAGCACCTGCATCACCAGTTCGCCGTCGGCGTCGACGTAGTCGTACGTGGTGTCGAGCTCCATCCGTTCCGGTTCCTTCCTCGCCGGCGCGGGCCGCGGCGCCTTCGCCTCCGTCCGCCTCGCCGGCCTCGGCAGCGGGTCGCCGTCGTCGGGCCACAGTTCCTGCGGCTCGAGCTGCACCGCCGCGCAGATCTCCTCGAGCGTGCACGGCACGCCGCGGTGGCAGGTGACCAGCACCTGCCCCTGGTCTCCGATGCCGACCGACAGCGACGGGTTCTTGTCGTCGGCCCGGCACGGGCACTTCGCGGACCACTCGTCCTTGCCTCCCTGCCGGCGCACGCCGTCGAGCCTCGAGAGGAACTGGTCGACCGGGTTCACTTCTTCATCTCCCCGAACGGTTCCGGGTCGTCGACCGCGAGCAGCGTGTCCTCGAGCGACCGACACACGTCCTCGTACGCGGCCTTGAACGCGCGCTCGTCGGGGCGTGACCTCCCGTCGAACCCGCACCGGCGCATCGCCTCCGCGGTCTCGGCGGTGATCTCGTTCCACTCCGTCCCGGTCTCGACCGCGCGCAGGCGCTCGAGCACGTCGTTCCACGCCTGCTGCGGGCCGACCAGCTCGTCGACGAGCACGACGGCGCGCCGCACCTCGCCGACCCTCGGCGGCCAACCGCCGCGGACGACCCGCTTGTCGATCTCCCTGAGGACGTCGGTGTACTCGAGGTCCTGGAGGTAGCGCCACCAGGTCCTGACCGTGGCGCTGTGGTTCCCGTCCATGCTCGGCCACGCCGCCGTGACCATGTCGACTATGCGCACCAGTTCGGTGCGCGTCACTTGACGTGGTCCCAGTAGCCGGCGAGCTCCACGGCGTCCCTCAGAAGGTCGCCGACGCTGCGCCTGACCAGCGGGTTGACGCCGTCGGGGCCCTTGTGCCTCGAGCCGTCGTGCTCCTTCGAGAGCGGGAGCGCGAGTATCGCCTTCCGGGTCGTCTCGTACCCGTGGCGGGCGATCGACAGCCTGATGCCGAACTTGTCCGAGTACTCGTGGGCCGGGTCGCGGTGGAACTCCTTGATCTCCTCGGCGACGCACGTCGCGAACCAGATGCCGTAGAGCTCCTCGACCTGTTCGGCCGGGACCTTCTCCACCTCCTCGGGGTTGATCCTCACCATGCCTCGTCCTCCTTGCGCGCCTGCGTGACGGCCTGCCCGTCGGTGTCATCCTGGTGCTCCTCGAGGATCTTCGCAAACATCTCGATGTGCTTCGCGTCCCGGAGGATCAGCTCGAGCTCGTCGTACTTCTTCCGCCGCGGGTTGTTTCCCTGGTGGAAGTCGGAGAGCTTGCAGCCCAGGATCGCGGCCTCCGCCGCCTCAGGGCCGTCGTACATCGCGATCGCCTTGCGGATGATCGCCTCCCGCTTCGCGTCGAGCCGCGGCGGGATGCCCTTCGGTTTCCCGTCCTTGGGCCGTCGGTGCGTGTCGACCCAGAGGTCGAACACGGCGCGCACCTGGCCGGTCGCGTTCTCCTGGCCGTCGGTGGTGGTGTCTTCGTTCTTTGGCATAGTCCAGTCCTTGCCGCGCACGTGCGGCGGTTTCGCCAGTCCGGCGTAGTTGTCAACGGTAGAAGTCCAAGTTCTTCTACTCGTTCTTCAACCTATGGTTGTTTAGAAGTTCTTACCGTAAGAGTGGGTCCCGGCGTGACTCCCGCCCTGGGGCAGGGGTAACTGGAACACCTGACCTGTGGTCGTGCTCTTCCGTGGGCTTGCGGCGCCGCTTCGGTTGAGCGCCATTGTTAGCGCCCTTCCTCGGCGGCCCGCAACCCCGGTCGGATCATTTCTTCGACGTCGCGCGGCGCTTGTTGTGGTACGCCCTCATGCGCTGGCCGGCGGCCGCGTTGCGGATGGCGATCTTCTCGCCGTTCTTGCGGAGCTGGCCGATGCGGATCGTCACCGCGCCGGTGGTGCGGCGGAGCTGGCGCGCGATCTGGCTCGAGCTGTAGCCGTCGGCCCAGAGGTCGACGATCGCCTTGTCGTCCGCCTTCGTCCAGGCCGATCCGCGCTTGGCGACGGAGCCGGCGCGGCGCTTCTTCTCGATCGACTTGACCGGGAGCGGTCCGCGGGAGACGGTGAGCGTCGCGATCTCGTCGTCGGTGAAGCCGGCGTCCTTCAGGACGATGCCGGCGACCTCGGTGAGCTTGAGCGCGTCGGTGTTCCTGGCGAGGTCCAGCATCACCTTGAGCTGGTTCGGTGTGAGTCGTTTCCTGTTCATGTCATTTCATCCTTCCCGACGGGCGTGCCGTCGTGTCGTGTGGTGCGTCGCACCGTGTGGTGTGACGCTTGGAGTGTACGCCCTACCGGGCGTCCGTGTCAACCGTTTCGGGTGACGCGATCTCGATCTGGTAGTCCCTGATCGGTTCCTGCCAGAGGTTGGCCGGGTTCGACGCCGGCGACACGAGCGGTATGAGGGTGCCGGCGACACCGCGCCTGGACCCGACGTCGCGCATCCACTGGTCGGCCTCCTTCAGGGTCGCGAACGGGCCGAAGTAGACCCGGTCGGTCATGCGGGTGTGGACGATGATCCAGCCCCCGACGGTCGGCTGCCAGTCCTCGGGCGGGAGGACGATCCTGTCGGGG